ACTTCCAGCACCAAACAAAGTATATCCATTAATTCTTCTGTATCCACCTTCTATAGAGACTTCAAAGTTTCTTAACTTTGTAGCTACTCCGGGTGTCTGTAATAAAGCTAACGAGTTTGTAGATTTATCTAATCCACCTGCTAACGATACTGAAAAAGGTTGTCCTGATGCCATTTAGAAGTATGTCCTATCATCTGTCATATACTTAGGAGCTGGATTTATTAAATTACTTTTCATATGTCTTACAGCTTTTTTATAATCGTCTAAAGCAAATGCAGATTGTTGTAAATTATTTTTAAATTGATGTACATAGTATCTAGCTTTTGCAGTTATGACATTGCTATATTGGTCTGGCATAACAATAGTATCGTCATAGTTAGACAACCTTGTAGGTTTTTCAAAAGCATAAAAATGTACGTTATAAACTTTATCTGGTATTGGACTTAATCCAAACTTTCTGTGGTCTGGAGATTTTATAACAAACTGTGGTTCTCCATGATTTTGAGTATCTGCATCGTCTGCATTCTCATTGTCTCTATAATATCTTTTCCAATCTGCAAGAGTGAGAAACTTTAATCCTTTAGAGACATAAGGAGTTGTTTCTCCACTTACATTGATTGTTGTGACATAAAAGTCATCCCAATCTATTGATGCATAGTCTGTAGTAATACTAGAACTACCATCTTTTAAAGTGTACCATCTTGTTCCTGCAACTGTAGCAACTGAAACATTTCCATAAAAAGGGTCAGTAGCTCCGCTTGTACCTGCAGCAAAAAAAGGTAATTGTGGTTCTTCATTAGCTATATCAAATGTAGCTTTATTAATAGCGTCTTTTACAAATGCTTGTATTCCTATTGCAGCATCAAAATTAGCAGAAGTTAAAATAACTTCGTTGAGTTCTCTTAATACTTCGTTAGTTATGTCAAGATATGTAGTAGCCATTATTTTTTCCTAGCTTTTTCTTTTGCCTTTTTACTTAAATCTTTAAAGTGAACTAAGGGCTTACTTGTTTTTGTATGTGTTTTATTAGTGTGTAATTTACCGTTAGGCATTTTATGAGAAGAGCCTTTCCAAACAGTTCCGTCTTTTAAATAGTGTTTTACGCCTTTCATAATTATTTAGGCATACATTTTGGCATTTCACCAGATTTGTATTCAGGCTGTGTTCCAGCTTTTCCACCTTTATTATACATAGCTCTTCCACCATTCATCATTTTCTTTTTAGACATACCACCACCGTAAGTCATTTTTTCTCTTTTATTTTTTCCGTACATATTATCTCCTTTTAAAAAGTGGAGGGTCAATTAAGACCCCCCGAGTTTTGACAATTAGTCAATTACATAGAATGCACTACATAAAGCATCATCTCTAAGTACTTTCGCACCATAGACATGTAAGCCTCTTACTATATCACCAAATGATGATGGGTCTCTCAACACTTCAGTTGAAAGAATAGTATTAGCAGTAGCAGTTGATGAAATGTGACCAGCCATACATTTACCAGTAGCGTTAGATGTAGCAGCAACATTGTTAGATTTGTACATGTCAAATCCTCTTAGTTTACCACTTGATACTAAACCATTTCTGATAGAGCCTTGTCCAGCGTTAAAGTCAACAGACATTAACTTAGAGTCAGCTTTAGCTAATTCTTCATAGAATGAAGGAGGAGCTACGAACCATCTACCTTCTTCAGGTACATTCTGTTCGTCTAATAGTTTAGCAAATCTTGCCATAAGGTCAATTGCATCTACACCAGTTCCGTCTGAACCTAATAGGTCTACAGAGTTAGTTGCGTGTGATAAAGTTGCATCAGCAGTTGCACTGTCTGAACCAATAATGTGGTCAGGTGATGAAGCTGAACATCCAGCAAACATAGTTGCTAGAACAGCAGCATCATATGCATCTTTAAGAGCATACGCAGCAGATGATGAAGCTACTTCTTTGAAGTTGACATGTGACATTTTAGTTTCAATATCATCTACGATGAATTTGAAAGCTTTAGCACTATCAACAACAAGAGTTGTTTCAGCATCAGTTAGTTTAGTTGCAGTTGTGTCAGAACCTCTTGTATAGTCAGATACAGAGATTACTGGTTCACCAATGATTTTTACAGAGTCTCCGTAAGCAGATATCTCACCGGCATAGTCGGTGTTAGTAATAGCTTCAACTACACTTGCCTTTCTGAAAAAGTTAAGAACTTTCTTAGAGTATATGGAAGGTAGGAAGAAACTATTAGTTTGTCCACTAACGGAGTTTGCAAAGTTTGCATCGGTATCAGTTGAGGGTTCAAAATATTGAGCCATGATATATTCCTTTAGTTATAATAGTTATTTTACGATTCTGCCTTCTTGCATTGCATCTGATATCTCTTTTTCAAATTTATCAAATTCAGCAACACTCATTGCAGCAATCTCCTTTTCAGACCAAACCTTTTGTTGATTAGGTTCTATACTTTTTGTTTTAGTAGAAACCATATCAGCAGCAGATTTTCTAGTCTGTTTAGAAGATGACTTAGTCTTAGTAGGTTCAATTCCAAAATCCTTTTTAAACAAATCTAATGCACGTGAAGCTAGGTCAGCATCGTCAGCGTTTGAGTATATCCAGTCTTGGATAGACTTAGGCTGTTCTTTTGCCCAACCATGAAAGTCATCGCTATTTCTGATATCTTCAAAATCAGGATGTCTTTCCATTAATCTTTTCTCTGCACTCTGTCGTACTAACTGATTCTCACGTTCTTGGAGTTTACTAAGGCGTTCTTCTAGAACTTTTGCTTTAGTCTCCGATTGCATATGAGCAACGGTTTCTACAACTTCGTAAACATCAGGATAGTTATTTTTAAACTCTTCTAGTTCTTCTGGAGATTTAGGAGCTTTGTATTCGGTTCTATTACTAGTAGCCTCTTCAATTAACTCTTGTTCTCTAGATTTAAACTCGTTAAGCTTACTATCGTAATGCTTTTTTAAATCATCATATCTTTTTTTATAATCTGGTTTCTTATAAGGAGTATCCAGATTTTCTGTTTTAACATTATCTGTAGACTTAACTTCAGTAATGTCATCACTATCAAAGAGTTTATTCTTTTCAGAAGGCTCTTCAAAATATAATTGATTAGCAGGGGTAAAAGGTTTATCTTCTACGTGGTAATCTTTCTTTGCGTTATAAGGATTCGCTTGTTCTTCCTGTTGGACTGTATTAGTCATTTTCTATTCTCCTACTCAGGGCTTGTTTCACAAGGTAGCTCTATGTCGACTAGAGGGCTTGTTTGTAAAGGTAGCCTTTCGGTTATTAATATGATAAAGGGCTGATTAATTAATTCAGGTAGCTTTATCGTTTATTTGAAACGAGGATTAACAGACAACATGCTTTTCTTTACCTCTTCTTCAGCAATTTCTGCGTCTAAAGGTCTTCCATACTGGTCAACCTCAGAGTTTTCAGTAGACATTATGCCTCCAATTCTCATTCCTTGTCTTTCATCTGCTTTAGCTTCAGCATCTTTCATCATAGACATTAAAGCGTCTTCTCCGATTTCTTCTACAGCTTTTGCAGTAAAGACAAATTCTCCATCAGATAACCTTGCGGGTATACTGTCAGAGACTCCTGAACCTGGACCATTAACAGGACCAGACCCAGCAAATTCTTGTGCTACATCTATTACTTTATCAAATAACATTTGTAGTTCTTCATCTTGTTCTAGTTTGGAAGTTAGCATATCTTCTTCTTCTTCAGTTAATGCTTCTTCCATTATAAATCTTGTGTATCCATCTTCCATTTCTCCATCAGGTTCCATTTCAGATTCCATTGGTGGTGTCATGACCATTAACATTTGGTCATCTATTTCTCCACCTTCAGCTTTTTTCTTTCTATCACTTTTAAATTTTTCAGGTAGTGTAAATGTATACTCTAATCCACTATTAGAATAACCTTCATTAAGCATGTTAGCTAATTGCTCATTAGTATATTTATCGCCTAGTTGATTATTAGCTTTTCTCATTTCTGTAAATGCTCTTAAACCTTCTCCACTGTCTCCTAAACTTCTACCTAAACGACCAAATAAGCCTGTACCTTTTTTAAAGTAATCATCTCCATATTCTTTAGCATACTTTGTTTCTTCAGCAACCATAGCTTTTAATCTTTTATCTAATATGTCTCCACCACCTTCTTGAAAACCCATACGTTCAACAACTTCTGGTGCTTCTTTTCTAAGAGCTTCTATGCCCGGACCACCGTCTTTCATTTTGTATCTTTTTTTATCGTCATCTAACATTATGTTTCTTCCTTCCTATTAATTGCTTCTCTAACCTGCTTGTCCAGTTGCTCCAACCGTACCAGAGAACTCACTCTCCCCTGCAACCGGTACATTTCCTGTTCCGATGTTGCCACCGCCAGTGCCTGTAGCTCCAAGTTCTTGAGGTTGTTGAGGTACTCCTTGAGGTCCTCCCATTGGGGGCTGTTCACCACCGGGTTGAGTTTCCTCGCCATTTGTTTGTCCAGCATTCTGCATTCCTATTATTTGTGCCATGATAGCTGCTTCTTCAGGGTCGTTGAGTATTTCATCAGGGTCTAAGTCTAAGCTGTAGGCAAGTTCACTAACGAGTTTAGAAATCTTAACAAACGGAGCAATAGCAGGACTTTGTGCAGTTTGTAAGAACATAGTAAGTCTTTGACTTCTAACTTCTTTTTGCATCAAGCTATTTGTTCCAGTAGCTTTAACTTCTAAATCACCTTTAACATCCAACTCATCTTCTAGGAATTGCATGTTCCACTGGAAGTAAGACTCCCCTAGTGGCTTTAATAAAAAGTCATCAAGGTTTTTGATAACTGTTTTAATATTTAAACTTGATGCTCCAAGTAACATAGACATACCAGAAGCAGTCCTTGTCATACTTTGAACACCTGTTTGTCCGTGTGAATAACTAGGTATACCTGTTTGTTCATCTGCAAGTTGTCTAAACTTATCAAACATCATTAAGTTTTCTTGTGATGTATTAGGAAATTTCAAACCGTGTATAGCTTGTCCCGGCATTCCAGCTTGTCTTCTAAAGACTTTACCCGGATATATTTCCATTGA